GCCGTTGATATCCGGCGCGGGGCGCGGACCCCTTGATCGACCAAATCGAGAATCCCAAGGACGCTCGCGGTGAGCGCGTTCAGCGCCGTCGTCGGCCCCTGTATTCTCCCGACGACGGAGAGCAGCGCGTGCGTGACGCGCCCGAGGCCGGCCCTGAGCGCGGAGACGTCCAGTGTCTGCGGGGTGAGTTCGTCCCCGAAACCGTCGATCGCGGCGGCCCTCAATCCCTCGGCGGCGGACCCCACGTCCGCGCCCGCCCCCTCCGCCGCGCGCTCGGCGCGGCCGATCCCGGCGCGGGTGAACGGGATCGACACCCTGCACTGCCCCTGTTCGTCGGAGCTTTCCGACACCTCGTAGCCTTTGCCGACGACCACCGGGAACCGCCCCCAGAACGGCAGGTCGAGGAAACCCGGCTCGTCGTCGTCGGTGGGGACGCGCAGGGCCTCTATCATGGCGTTTCGTCGGACGGCGTATTTTTCGCCGCGCAGAAAACCGTCCACGCTTAGGCTTTGCGGTTTTTCGTTGAGGCGCTCGTTCGACCACAGTCCGCCGAACGGGTACTCCGCCGTGTCCGTGGACTGCCCGCCGGAAAAACGGACGCCGCCCAGGATGAACGGGACGGCCTCCCCCCCGGGGGGGGCGTAGCTGGCCTCGCCGGGGGAATGCGCCTCCGGGTCCCTTTGCCGGGCGGCGCGAAACGTCTCCGGCGCGGTCGTCCATTTCGTCGAGCGCGGGGTCGGCAACGACGCGTCGAACCTCGGCGCGCTCATTGCGCCATCCTCGCCTCCGCGGAGCTTCCCACGGAGAATTTGTACGGCGTGGTGTTTTTGCCGACGGCCTGACGCAGGCGGTATTCCCCGTCGTCGATTACGAGCTCGCTGCGGAGGACGATTTCGCCGTCCACGGTGACCGGGGGGATTTCCCCGGCCGCGCGCCCGAGCGAGCGCATCTCGTCGCGCGCGTCCTTGCCGAGGAGGGCCGCGCGTTGCTTCGCGAGCGCGGCGCATTCGGCGTCGAGCGCCGCGCCCGCGGGGCGCGGGCCCAGGGCGGCGTAAAAAACGTCCTCCGGGCCGTCGTCCCCCGCGAGCGCGCCGCCGATGGCCGCGCCCGCGGCCCGTCCGGCCCTGCCGCCGAGCCACATCCCGAGGGCGCCCACCCCGGCGCCGACCAACGCGCCGACCGCCGTTCCAAGGCCCGGCACCACGGAGCCCACGGCGGCGCCGATCGCGGCGCCCGCGGCGATGCCCGCCGCCCCGCCGGCCGCCGCCCCGACGACGGTGCCGGCCGCGTCGCCGATCGCGCCGCCCCTGGCCTCGCCGCGCTCGCGGTCGGAAAGCGTCTCGTCCCGCGCTATCTCGGCCAGCTCGGCCCGCGCGTCCATCACGGCGAAGGGCGCGACTATCAGCGCGGACGCCGCCCCGCTTTTCGCGGCGATCGTCCTGCCCGCGCCCGACGCGATGGCCGCCCCTCCGGGGGCCGCCGCGGACGGCGGGGGGGCTATGTTGGGCCTGGCCGCCGCCGCCTTCGGCGACGGCGCGGCGCGCGGGGGCGCTATTCCGGGCCCGGTCGCCGGCGGAGCCGCCCGCGCGGCGGGGGCGCGTTTCGGGGGGCGGGCGCGCGGCCGCGGCCGCGGCGGCGCGCGCATCCTTCCCCTGCGGCCGCGGCCGCGCCTTCGCCTTTTTCCTCGCCGCCCTCCGTCAAACTCGTCCATGCCCATCCCCATTCCCGATCCCATGTTGGTGACGCGCACGGGGATTCCGGCTCCGCCGCCGAGGCCCCCGCCCAATCCGCCGCCGCCGCCCTTGAGCGACTTGAAATTGTTGATGAACGCGACCACTGTATTGAACGCTTTCATTCCCGCCATGGCGGTCAATGCGGCGGCAAGCCCTATCACAGCCCTGCGCATGCCATCGGGGTGTTGGCTGAGAAGGTTGGCGAGCCACTCTATTGGCCTCATCAGCGTGTCGTTGGCGAACTCCGTTGCCGCGGTCCGCAACTGGTTCAGGCTGCCCTGAATCGTTCCGGCGTTTTGCGCGGCGCGCCTGGTTATCGCGTCGGACGTGTCGCCCAGCTCGCCGACGTTTCGCATCGTGTTCTCGAAGTGGTTGTTGTACATCGCCAGCGCCCGAATGGTCGCGTCGCTCAGGTGAAACGCCCTGCCGAAATTCTCAAGGCTTCCGTTGTTCCGCGTCTCCGCGAATTCCGACAGCGCGCCCATGATTTCCGCGAAGCCCCGCAGCTCCCCGGCGTCCGCGTCGCCGACGTCGAAGCGGACGTGGCGAAGTATAGCCTCACGCGCGTCGGGGTTCGCAAAGTCCCTCATCGCGGCGCGGTACTGGTACGCCGCCTGCGTGGCGCGGTCCGTCCCCATGCGCAGCATGTTTACGGCGATGAACGTGTCCTCCAGCCCGTCGAGCCCCGCGTTGCCCGCCGCCTCCAGCATAGAGGGGAGGTAGCGCAGAAAATCGGGAATGGGGACGTTGCCGAGGCGGGCGCCTATTTCCACGACGTTGTTGAGTTTTTCCCGGAGCGAGTCCGCGTCGGCGCCGCGGTTGAAAAACAGCGAAAGAAGCCGCCCCGCCTCCGCGCCGCTTATCCCGACCCCTTGGATGAGGTCTGCCATGAGGGGCATGTTTTCGGCTATGTCCTCGAGGCCCACCGCGCCGTCCGCGGCCGCCGACGCAAAGGCGATCAGCTCCTGCGACGACACCCTCGCGTCGTACGCCGCCTGAAGGAGCCGTTCCCCGAATTTGCCGGCCTCGTCGCCGAAGGCGTTCGCGCTCGTGGCGATTCTGGTCACCGCGTCCTGAAACCCGACGCCCTCCCTGACGAGCGCGGCCGCGCCTATGCCCACGCCGACGGTCGCCAGCGTTCCGGTCAAACCGGAGAACGCGCGGTTGGCCTTCTCGGCCGCGCCCACCGCCGCGTCGCGGAAGCCTTGGACGCTCGCGCCGGCGCGCTTGATGCCCGGGGAGAATTGATCGTTGAGGTTGAGCCGAACGCCGGCCCTGATTTCGCTCGCCATCAGCCAATGCCCCTAAGGCTTTTGTACGTCCCCACCGCCGCGCCGTGCCACTCCTTGAGCTCCGCCCAGGTGAACCCCATGACGGTCTCGAAACCGACGGCCGGCATCGCCTGCAGCAGCTCGCAGGCTACGCGCCGGAGGTCGTTCCTGAATTCCGCGGCGGGGTATTCGCCGCCGCGGTAGGGTCCCCGTCCTCGGGCCCCTCCCTTTCGTCAAGGAGGTTCACGGCCCCCAGGAAGCGCATGTTCGTCCGCGCAAGGGACACGCGCAGATCCGCCCAGTCCTCCGGGACGATCTGGCCAAGCGCGGACTCGGGGACCCCGGAAAGGGAGGACAGCAGCGCGAGGGCGTAGCCCACGCTTTCCGGGTCCCGGCCGTCGGTGCGCAGGATGTCCTTCAGCAGCGGCGGCCGCAGGGTCAGCTCCCTGTACTCGGCCTCGCCCTTGCGGATCGGCGCGCGCAAAACGAATGTCTCCGGCGCGAACGGGTCGATTTTGTCAAACGTCTTTTTCACGCCCGCCCCCTACGCCAGCCTGGGGCTGGTGCCGGAGTTGTACGTGACGCGGACCTCCGCGTCGCCCAGCTCCGCCGGCTCGGTGACCCACGCCTTGGGCATCATGTACTGCTTGCCCCCGGTGGTCCAGACGGTCAGCGTGTCCTCGCCCACGTCGCCGAACTCCTCCACGCCGATGGCGCCGGTGGCGTTTAGGCTGAGCGTCAGCGTCGCGAACGTCTGCGCCTCGGTGAAGCCGGTGTTCGCCGGCACCTCGCCCGCGTGGGTCGTGCGCCGCTTTCCCGCCGGCGTGAACGTGGAGCCCCCCTCCCGAAGGGGAAGCTCCCCCAGGTTTCCGGAGATTACCCTGTGAACCCTCTCCAGTCTCATGTTTCCTTTCCCCCTTACTTAAACCGCAAAAGACCGGCGCCGATGTAGAACTGGCCTATCAGATTCGGCGCGTGGCTGTACTCCAGCCGCGTCTTGCTGCCGGGCTTTATGCCCACGACGATCGAATCCTTGTACCCGTCGAAGTCCTGGCACCAGCGGCGCTGCTTGACGAACACCTCCTGGTACAGTTCGCACAAAAACGAGCGGAACGTCCCGGCCGTCATCACCTTTGCGCCCGAGCCGAAATTCTCCTCGGTGCTGGCCAGCTTCCAGCTCCCGAAGCGCCGCCTCGCCTCGGCGTTTATGTGCGCCCGCACCGCGTCCACGGTCTCCGGGACCTGAACGTCAAGGAAGCTCGCGTCGCGCCCGCCGTCGACGTTTTCGGTGAAGCTGGTCACCAGCCTTTCAATGAGGACGTTCCCCGTCGCGTCGGCGCGGAACGTCGCGACGCCGGCCATGAGCAGCGCCTGCCTCGAGTCCGCGTCAAGCTCAAGCTCGGACGACAGGCCCGGGACCGCGACGCCGAAGGTGTTGGCCGCCGGATCGTCCGCCAGAACGCGGCCGGCCGCCGCGCACCACCGCGCGGCCCACTCGCCGGGCAGTTGCGGGTTTTCCATGCGCGGGACCATGACTACGTGGGGATTGTTCACGAAGCCCGCCCTCCCCAGGGCGGCCTCCTTGTCCCCGGAGACGGCGACGAAGGCCCGCCCGCCGATCTGCCGCGTGGCGGTGAACCGGTCGTCTAGCTCGGCGGCCAGGGCGACGACGTTCTCAACGTCGTCGAAGTCGCTGGCCACGTAGTTGTAGCGAACCTCGCCAAGCCCCTTGAGCAGGGGCTCCAGGATCGCGGTCTGCGCGCCTTGGTGCTCGGGCCCCTCGGAGACGGTTACGCCCTCGGCCTCGCCGGAGACGGTCGCGCTCATCGCGTTGCCCCACGCGCCGGGGACCGCGGCCTTGAACTGGAACCCCCCGCCGCCCAGCGCCTCGGCCTCGATCGGCAGCCACGGGTCGCCGTTCACCCGCGCCACGACGGCGGCGGCGATCGCCTCCGCGTCCGCGCCGGCCTCCACCGCCGCCGCCTCGACGCGCGCGCCGTTCACCGCGATGGCGATCGCCCCCCGCCCCGCGGACGTCGCGGAGACCGTGAATTTCTTCCTCCACGGCGTGGCCGCGGGCGGCGCGTCCACCGGCAGGGCCCAGCACTCCTCGGTCCCGTTGATCGACAGGAACGCCCGCGCCATGAGCGCCGCGGGGCTGCCGTGGCCAAGGAGCGCGGCGGCCCGCTGCTCGGAAAGTACGCGGACCGGCTTTCCGGCCGGGGCCGTCCCCGCGGCGCCCCTGTACGCCACGATCAGCGCCCTCTTGATCTCCCCGGACCCTCCGGCGAGCGAGTTGTCCACTTCCTGATACTGCCCCGGCACCAAAAGCGCCGCCGGGATTTGCGTAAACGGCATTGGCATAAAATCAGCCCTCCATGTCTTGCGTGCTTCCTATCTCCACGGTTCCCACCCGAACCGTTCCGTCGAACCCTTCCAAATCGCCGAGATCGCCGAGCGGGCCGTTTGCGAACGCCCGCCCGCCCAGGACCTGTTCCCACCTGACCGCCCAAAGGGTCACGTTGATCGCGTCCAGCGCGCCGGAGTACAGGCACTCGACCTCGGTCCTCGTCTCCTTTATAGCCAGCGGGAAGCCGGCGTTTCTTATAACCGGGACTAATGCCGAGATTATTTTCAGCGCCCCGTCGTAGAGCAGGTCCTCGCTCGACGCGCGGTACAGCACCCAGCTGACGAAGGTCACGCCGTTGTCGTAAACCCCGTCGGAGGCGCGGACCAGGCTCGTCAGTATCGCCGGCGTGCGCTGCGCCGCCCGCCTGATGGACTGCTCGGTGAAAACGCCGGGGTGCGCCTCTATCCTCATATCCGGATAAAGGGGAAGCATCCCCGCCCTTATTTGCTCCACCGCCATGTCGCGGATTTTCAGGTAGCTCATCCAATCCCCCCCGCGACGAACGCCGCCGCCAAGGACGCGATTTCCCTCGCGTCCCCGTCCGAAACGCCCAGGTACGGGCGCGCGGGGATTGTCGCTTTCCTTAACATTCCGAATCCCGGCACCGCCAACGCCCTTGCCGTTCTTGGCCTTATAGTCGCGCCGAACTGGTGGACGGCGGCGTACTCCATCGTCGCGCCGACAAGCGCCGACCATGCGCCGCCCTCGACCTCGTGGGTCACGCTGTCGCGCAGCGTCCCCGATCCGACGAGCGGCGACCTGTGTCCCGGCCCCTTTTCCGCGTAGTAATCCCGCGTCTTTTGCGCGAGGGCCTGCCACGAGTCCCCCTCGGGGCTTCTCTGCGTGTCGAACCGCCCCCGCGTCTGCGTTTCCATTTCGGCGCCGATGCTTTGAAGCAGTCGCCCCCTGTCGCCGGAGTCCAGCGCGGCGTTCGCGAGCAGCCGTCTGACCGCGTCCACCTCGCGAAGCTCGAACGTCGCGGTCGCCGCCATCAGAACAGCCCTCCCTTGCGGAAGAACCGGCCGTCGGCGATTCCCATCTCCTCGGCGACGACGATCTCCGACTCATGGAAGCCCGGCCCCTCAAGGCCGCCCTGATGCTCCCTGTTGATTTTCTCGAGCAGGGCGAGGCTTTCCTTGTACCGGTTCCGCGCGTTCTCGCTGCCGGTGGCCGCGTCGGTTAGGCGATCGAGCGCGATGTCCGCGCAGACGGCCTCAAGGCTGTCGGCGAACTGCGGATCGACCGGCCTGCCGATCTCCCCGTCTTCGTCGAGGAGCCAAGGGAGGTGCGAGACTATGATGCCGGTGGCCTGCCGCAGCGCCGCCTCGATCCGCGCCGCGCTCGGCGCGCCGTCGTCCCCCAGGGGGAGGACGGCGTGCGGGTCCAGCAGGGCAAGAAACTGCTCGGCGGGGATCAGCGGCGTCATTTGGCGCTACTCCTTCAGCTCGACC